GATTCCTCTTGCCTCTATCGTACCAATTGATATTCCACACGAGTTTTATGGTTTGTCTATGGCAGACTTCACTCGTAGTAGTACTTTGGCAAGCACAGCCATTTTAAGAGGTTTTGTAGAAAATACGTATCTGACTAATTATTCCCCGAAGTTGGCAGACCCTAATGTAGTTGATTTTAGTGCGCTTCAAAACATGAAGCCAAAGCAGATTATTCCTACTAACGGTAATCCAACAGGAGCAGTGCAAGCACTTGCCCCAGAAACTATTTCTACAGGTACAGTTCCATTGCTTGAACACTTACAACTTATTAAAGAACAAGCAACTGGTATGTCGAAAGCCGCACAAGGTCTTAACGACACGCTTTATGTTTCAGGTAACTCTGAACAAAAGTTGAGTGCAGTTCAATCTGCAGCTCAAAAACGAATCCAGCATATCGCGCGTAGATTTGCGGAGACTGGGTTCAAGCGGCTTATTGTTGGCATATATGAAACTATGAAAGCCAACATGAAGGGTAATCAATACTATAACCAAGATGGTATATATGGTATGATTAACGTAAGTGACTTACCTTCTAAAATGGATGTTGAAATACTACTTGACATTGGTGAAAACTCTAACAGTAATCAAATTCAAAAGTTAAGTAAAATAGGTGCAGAGATTCTCCCTAGCCTTAATCAACAAGGTGCAGGGATGGTCATTAAACCAGAAGCACCAGCTGTGTTAGCAACTAAGCTTATCGAAGCTATGAATATAGATAGTAATGACTTCCTTGAAGATTATACTACAGATGAGTTTAAACAAAAGGCTATGCAAGCAATTCAGCAACAGTCACAGATGGCACAAGCTGAACAGCAAGTTAAACAGCGTAGAGCAGAAGCTGATACTGCATTGGCAGAAGCAAACGTTGGGTATACTAATGCTCAAGCTAAAAATACTATGGATGATAACTCTCGTCAACTTGCAGTGGCTATTGATAGGCATTTCCAAGAGTGGGCAGATCTTACGATTAAAGCAACTAAAGAAGGTGCTGAATTACCAGAGCATCCTAACTTTGATCAAATAGTATCTTTGGCTAGACAGATAATTATGCCACAACAACAACCACAACCTGCACCGCAGGAACAAGGAATGATGTAAATGGAAAAATACCGTGAGTCAGCTGAGAAGAGGCTGGGTAATAAAAAATCATACGGTAAACATAAAATACATCCAGAAGAATTAGCGCGAAGGGCTCATACAAAGGGCCACTTCGCTGCTAAAGAACGAGATGAATTTTTTGATGAAGCGTATGGTGAAGTACTTGTAGACTACTTTGTGGAATGGCTACAAACAGATCCGCATGAAACTAAGTCTAGAGAGTTTCTTTATGCTGCTGCAATGGCATTGGGTAGTGTAAAAGAAAAGATGATGGGCTTTGAAATGTACGGAAAAAATATTCCACACTTGATGGAGGACAACGATGAGAAAGATTGATTACGAAAAAATTCTACATAACATAGATATTATGTTAAACACATTAGAATATGATTCGATTAGAAGCGGTGGTAAAGTAAAAATGAATGCTGAAGATTTACTTAATCTTATTGAGCTAAAGAAATACTATACCGCTAAACAGAATTCAAACAAGCAACCCGTAGCAACCAAAACAGTTGCTAAGAAGAAGGAGGCTTAACAATGAATGATACCGAAGCACAAGTAGGCTCTACCCAAATGGATGACTCTATTGCTAGTGGTAATAGTCAAACTGAAGCGGCTTTGTTGGATAACATTCTCCAGAACACTGCGTTCTTAGACGGAGAGTCTTTACCCGAAGAACAAATCCCTGAGTTAGACACGGAAGAATCTGATGAAGAAGACCCAGAGTCATCAGAGGAAGACGATACTGAAGAAGTTGAAGAGGAAGTAGAAGACGAAGAAGAAAATGAATCAGATGAGGATGCCTCGGAAGACGCTACCCAAGAAGTTGATTTGTTTACTACAGACGATCTTGACTTAGATGCACAAGTCGCCATTAAAATAGATGGCGAAGAAGTTAATGTATCTTTTGGTGACCTTATAAAAGGTTACTCTACTGAACAACATCTTTCAAAGAAGGGTCGTGAAATCGGTGAAGCAAGAAAGCAAGCAGAAGAAGAGTATCAAAAGAAGTTTCAGGAAATTGAAACGGTAACTCAAGCATCTGCTGCAGTCCTTTACTCGGAAGAACAAGCATTGGCTAAACAATATCACGATATCGAAGCACGAATTGAAACTGCTCGACAAGAAGGTGATACATATGAAGTTAATGAATTAAAAGATCAGCGAGAACAGGCTCAGAAAAAGTATTGGGAAGCCCGTAACAAACGAGAAGGTATACTCAATACAGTAAATGAGCAAATGCAAAAGCAACAGGAAACTGCTTGGAAAGAACAATTAGATTATTTTAATGAAACAATCCCAAGCCTTATCCCTGATTTCAACGAAGAAACCGCTATGGCTATTCGTGAATTTGCTATTGAAGAAGGTATTTCACCTGAAGTACTAGATACAATTGCTGATCCCGTCATTGTAAAATTTGTAGATGACTTTAGGCGACTTAAACAAGGCGTTACTAAAGGTCAAGCAAAGCGCAAAACTGCTACAGTTAAAAAAGCACCTGTTAAAAAGGCTAAACCTGCTACTAAGAAAAGGCAGGAACGTGAACAGTCTATTAGACAAAAAGCACTTAGCGGTAATGCAACACAAGACGAACAAATGGACTTCCTAAGAGGGCTTGCGTCACGCTCTTTAAATCTTTAGTACCGTTAGGAGGTATTTAATTATGGCAACAACTCTTGGTGTACGTGGCACTGGCGGTCCTGCTGGACCAGCTCGTGGCACTGGCAAAGACGTCTCACAACGTGAGGATTTAGCTAACTTCATCACTATGATTACTCGTGATGAAACCCCATTTATGTCATCTATTGGTAGCACAAAAGCAACTGCTATCTACCACGAATGGCAAACAGACACACTAGAAGCTCCAGGCTCTTCACGCATTGCTGAAGGTCAGGACTACCTTGAGCCAGCCTCAGGTGGTGCAACTGCAACTCCTGCAGTAGGCGCAAAGTTCGCTGAAAGTGGCCCAACCCGTACTCGTCTGGGTAACTACACTCAGATCAACGGTAAGACCATTGCTGTATCAGGCACACGTCGTGCTGTAGATCAAGCTGGTATTGCTGATGAGTATGCCTATCAGTTGAAAAAGCGTGGTACAGAACTGCGCAGAGACGTTGAGTTTGATTTGGTTCACTCAATGAACGCATCAGCTGCAGTAGGTACACAGAGTAATACTGCTCGCTCAATGGGTGGTTATCAGGCATTTATCAACTCAGCAGATACTGTTGATTATGTTGGTGAGTTCCAGGCTCCTTCAGCTGCAGGCACAGGTGCAGGCACAGATGCAGACGGTACAGCTGTTCCTCGTTCAAGCATCAACGGTTCAACAACTGCTCCTGACCGTGATCCACTGGCATTGGCTAACATTGATTCAGTTATGCAGAAAATCTACGAAGAAGGTGGTAAGGCAACAAAGATTATGTTGTCACCAAAGCTTCGCCGTGACTTCTCTGACTTGATGGTTGGTGATTCGGGTGTACGCAGGAACATTGACGCAGACGGTAAACTCCGTCAGTCAGTAGACGTATACATGTCAGACTTTGGCGACATCATGGTAGTTCCTAACTACATCATGGGTCTGTCAAACAGCTTTGCATTTACAGGCGACGACAACGTTGCTCATTCTGGTGCAGGTGTAACTGACTTGGCTAACTTCTCAGCTCTGATATATGACCCAATGTGGTTCAACATGGCTACTCTGCGTCCTCTTGCAGAGGTAGACGTAGGCCAGAAAGGTGACTCAACTGTCGGTATGATGGTTGAAGAAACCACTCTGGAAGTACGCAACCCAGTTGGTTGTGGTGCTATCTACGGCCTAGAATAGGTTAAAAGATGGGGAGGCTTTTTATAAAGTCTCCCTATCCTTACTATAGGAGTATATAATGGCAGGTTATAAAATTAAATCTGGAGATACCCTTTCTCAGATTGCCAAAAAGAACGGTATGACACTTAAAGCACTTCTTGGTGCAAATCCAGGAATTAAAAATGCTAATAAAATCCGTGTAGGCCAGTCTATTAAAATACCTAGCACTAGTAAAATGCCTGGATCTAAGTCAGACAATCCTTATAAAGGCATGACACAAACTCAGCTTAATATGATGGATCATAAAAATAAGTCTGAGAAAGCGCAACAAGCAGCTACTCGTAGTATGCAAACTCAAGTTAAAGAAGGTGGCTCTCAAACAAGTCCTACTCCTTCCAAAACTAAAAAGACTATTGCTAATGCACCTCATGTTAATACAGGACAAAAGGCTATGGAAAAAGCTAAAGCTAGACGTGCTGCAGCTCAAAAGAAATCAGCTAATGCAAGTCAACAAGCAAGAGCTAAAGCAGGTCGCACAATGTCTAAGTATTATTCAAGTGGTGGTAGTGTATTTACAGGGAGGTAGAGATGAAAACACCTATCTCTAAAAAAGAAGCTTTTAAAAAATATAAAAAGAAAGAAGGCACTTACCACAAAGCAGATCCACTTCATCCTATGAATCGTGAGCGTACTGGTCCTTCAACTTTAAAAGAAGATCCAGTATATAAAAAGTCTGGTGGTAAAATTTATAATTGTAGATAATATAAAAGGAGTACAGTAAATGCTAGTTATAGAACTTGCTAACGGGAATACTTACCCTGCAGAAACATGTGTGTGGCGCACAACAGCAGCCACAGATGGTGGTTATAAGCTAACTCACCTTACAGTAGGAACACCTACAGTAGCAGTTGGTTCAGCCCCTGCTACAGCACCATCAGGTGCAAGACTTGGTTATATCGGTAAAAGTGGACGCTTTGTAGCTTATACTGAACCAGCCTAATTAAGGAGAAGAGGACATGGCTAAAGAAAATGAATTTAAATTTTACAGTGGTACTGTAGGAAAAGATAAAAGTATTAATGCTGGGTTTGACCTTAACACTGCTGAGTGGGAAGCTCGACAAGATATAACTGATTATGTAGAACATGCTAAATTAGAACGTGAAAAACAAGACTATTACGGTATCCGTAAAGATGGCTATCGTAAATTGGCAACTATACCTGATATTGTTGCTCTTGATATTTTACAAAAACATAATCTTGATTTGCATGATCCTCATTTTATGAGTGATTCTAATAATCTTAAAAAGCTTAAAACAATACTTTCTTCTGAATACAGAGACCTACTAGTAAATACTTAATTAGGAGGTTTGTATGGCAAGAACATACGCTGATATGGTTACTCTTGTTCGTAACTGGTCTAACCGAGACGAGGAAGCGGTAAGTGATGATATCATTAAAGACGCCCTCCGTTATGCGGCTGATAAAGCCTATAAGACGCTAAGAGTTCCTCCTCTTGAAAGTGTAGCTGTCTATGACAGAGCAAGTTGTGTTGCAGCTACAACTGCTAGTAATAATGTTATGGCTAGTAAAACAGAAATACAATTACCTTATGACTTAGTAGAGTTTATCCAAATCCGAGAACGTGATGCCAATGGACAAACAACACGGGTCTTTAATGAAAAAGTAGATATAAGGACATTTAATGATGCTTTTTCAGGTAATTATGGTGGAACATCTTTCTGGGCAAGAGAAAGAAATAAAGTGTACTTGTCACCTGGATTTAATGATGGTGGTTCTCTGGGAACACCTGAAGACATTGAGTTGTATTATTACAGACGACTCCCAGCACTTGACGCAAAATATGCAGTCACAGTTCTTAACTACAATGCTGGTTTTCTTCAGACATCAAGTTCAAGTGTAACAGGTGCAGCACAATTATATTTTAATAGCAATACAAGTACAACAGCTTATCCTGACAGTACAACTGCTCAAGCAGCTGATCCTGCAGGAACAGTAACAAGCACCTATTATATTGGTGATGAAGTACCTAATTGGCTAAGAGATGAAAATGAACGTGTGCTTCTCTTTGGTGCATTGGCAGAGATATTTGCCTTTACACAAGAAGATGACCAAGCACAAAAATATTTAACTACCTTTTATGCAGAAATAGCAGAACTAAATGATGAAGATGCTAAGCGTAATGCTTCAGGTGGTAACTTACAAGTCAACTTTAACGGAAGAGGGTTAATCTAATGACGACAGCAAGACCTGGAAGCTTCACAGGAGCTACCGATGATGCCTCTTCTGGAGGTCTTTTCGGAGACACCCTTGTAAGCGGTATTCCTGATATTGTAGCGGCTGATGTGGTTCGTGCTGAGACTGCAGCTACTAATGCGGCTACTAGCGAAACTAATGCGGCCACTAGTGCAACTAACGCTGCTGCAAGTGCGGCCTCTGTGGGTACAGATGCTGCTGCGGCTGCTGCAAGTGCGGCTGCTGCGGCTACTAGTGAAACTAATGCGGCCACTAGCGAAAGCAATGCAAGTACATCTGAAACAAATGCATCAACAAGTGCTACAAGCGCTTCAACAAGTGCTACTAATGCGGCTACAAGTGAAACAAACTCAGCTGCTTCGGCTACTTCAGCCTCAACCAGTGCTACAAATGCTAGTACAAGTGAGACTAATGCGGCTAACAGTGCCACTAGTGCGGCTGCTTCAGCCACTTCAGCTACCACTTCATCTACTAATGCGGCTACTAGTGCTACAAGTGCGGCTACTTCAGCTACAAATGCAGCTACGAGTGAGACAAATGCAGCAACTTCTGAAACAAATGCAGCTACTAGTGCCACAACAGCCACTACACAGGCTACAAATGCGGCAACCAGTGCAACTAATGCAGCTACTTCAGAAACTAATGCATCAACTAGTGCTACAAATGCAGCAACTTCGGAAACTAATGCAGCTGCAAGTGAAACTTTAGCAGAAGAATGGGCTGAAAAGACTACTGGTATTGTAGATAGTACAGGTTATTCATCTAAAGCATGGGCTACAGGTGGTACAGGTGTCACTAACACAGCAGGTAGTGGTGCTGCTCAAGAATGGGCAACAAAAACTACAAGTACTATCGATGGAACTGAATATTCTGCTAAAGAATATGCGGTTGGTACACAGACACGAGGCACAACTGGTTCTGCAAAGGACTGGGCTACTTACACTGCTGGTACTGTTGATGGTTCTGGCTATTCTGCTAAGTATTGGGCAGAACAAGCAGCAGCTAGTGCTGATAACTTTGATGACACATATTTAGGACCAAAAAGTAGCGAACCAACAGTAGATAATGATGGTGATCCTCTTAATGCAGGTGATCTTTACTTTGATACTGGCACAAGTAAAATGCGTTATTATGACGGTTCAGTATGGACAAATATTGAAACTGTAGACACTAGTAGCTTTGCAACAGCTGGCTTTAGTATTGCAATGTCGATTGCCCTATAGGAGAATATAATGGCACAAAATTTTAGACGATATGCCCTGAATGCAGTAGGGACAACTGCAGCAGATATTCCTGACGGGGCAGACTTTGATAGTTATGATACTATCGTAGGCATCCATTGTACTAATATAACAAGCAATGCAATTACTGTGGATGTGTATATTAACGATGGAGCAAATGATCACTACCTTATTAAAGGCGCACCTATTGCGGCTGGTGGTGCATTACAAGTTCTTGACGGTGGTGCAAAAGTAGTTGTACAAAGTGGGGATAGACTGTGGGCAAAAAGCGACACAGCCTCTTCATTAGACGTATGGGTATCTGCTGTAGACGCTATTAGTACATAAGGAGGTTAGCATGGGATATATTGGTAATCAAACATCCAATAGTTATACCTCTTTGGATAAACAAACAATTACTGGTAATGGCGGTACAAACTATACTCTTACACATGCTGTTGCCAATAACAATGAAATTGAAGTGTTTGTAAATAACGTAAGACAAGAGCCTGCAGTAGCATATAGCGTTTCTGGAACTGCTCTTACAATGACTGGTAATATTCTTTCAACTGATGACTTTTATGTAGTGTATCAGGGTAAGGCAATTCAAACAGTTGTGCCTCCAACAGGAAGTGTAACTAGCGCAATGCTAGCTGCTGGTGCAGCAGGTTCTTATCTTGGTGATACCGATGATCTTAAAGGAAGTATTATTAGAGTACACCAGAAAGAACTTAATACATCAGTAACAGTTCCTACAGACACTAATGCACTCTGTGCTGGTCCTTTAACCCTTGCAACAGGAGTCACCATTACAGTAAGTAGTGGTGCGACCTTGGTGGTGGCATGAGTACGATAAAAGCAGATACAATCGTAGCGTCAGATGGCAGTAGCCCTGTCAAGCTGACT